TTTGGATAGCAACGTTAAACTGAGTAGTAGTAACTGCACCATCAAAAGTGATAGTGAAGAAGTCTAACTTAGGACCTTGAGGTTGTACAGTAACTGCGGAAGTAACTGCGTTAACGCCAGAGTTTGTATATGAGTCTGCATCATAGTTGATTAACGGTAGATAGTCGCCGTTTACACGTGTAAATTGTGCCATTTTGATATTCCTTTAAATAAGTTGAAGCTTACTGCTTCATACATTTATTTATGCCTGTTGCAAAAAAATGCTGGTTTTGGGCGCTAAAATTAACGTTGTCCGGCTAAGTTTTGACGACTAAAGCCCATTCTATCAACGAATTTTAACCCATTAGAGACAAAGCCTTCTTGAGTCTGTGTTCCATCTTGCAAGAAGCCCTTAACTGGGCTAGTTTCTGCTGCCTTGTTAAGTTGCTCTACTATGTTCATTTTTAAATTATATAGATTACTCCACACAGTGAACAATGCTGTCAATACTGATTTGTTACTGTCTAGATATCCCGGGACATGAACTTCTTTGTTAGTCTTGGGGTCTACTGTATCGTATCCGAGCAACTTAGTACGTAATCCTTCAGACATTGTTTTTGTGCTAATATACGCAAGAAATCCGTCTACCAAATCGTTTAAATTACCTGAGACAATTTTCTTGTTGATATACGTGGTGAACAACATAGTGAACGGACCTTTAGCTTGAGGTGCTTTACCGAAGAACTCATCAATTTGTTTACCGTATTCTCTTACGCTTTGTTTGGCGGCTCTAACTAAGTCTGCGTTCATCTTAAGTTTAGGAGTGATTGGCATCTTTGCAGGAACAATAGCAACATCGCTGTTATTCTTCAATGAACCAATAGTACCCGGTAATGGTGAAGCTTCATCAGTGGTCGCCGCCGTAGGAGGAATAAATTGATGCACTACGATACCAGCAGTCTTGTTCGTTAAAAACTTACCAACATCACTGTTGACATCTACTGTATAGGTAATACCGTTAGGGTTCGCTCTAAAAGTATACACACCTCGTTGATCGTCTAAAGGCTTACTGAATAGCAAATCACCCCAGTAATAACCCTTACCCTTATCAGCTTTTTCTAAACCAGGCCATATCTCTTGTATGAGTTGATGTAAACCTTCACGATTCACCCCTCTAGCGATATCATATTGAACAAACATTTCAGGACTGTACACGTTACGACCCGTACCGTCTTTCTTGTTGAACATATGCTTGTCCATAATACTAAACTTACCATTGGTACCACGACCGAAGATCAATGCAGGATAACCGTCCCATTTAATAGTGACAGTAGCCGGGTTCTTTACAGTATCAATTGATGCTTGTATTGCACGATTCGCACCCTGAGAACCGTCTAAAAATATTAGGTCTTCGGGATGGTCTAAGTGACCTTTAGCCTCAGTAATAACATCTATACTGTTAAGCTTGTTCTTTAATAACGATAATGATTCTGACAAGTTCATAATTACCATTTCTTAAATGGTTTAGCTTTTCTGCTTTCTGCTGTTACAGTTGCGCCTGCGGGTGCAGGGGCGGGTGAAGTTGCAGGCTTAGGAGGCGGGTTGAATTCTGTTTTAGGTTTTTCAGAAGGAACTCCTGCCGGGGCTTTTTGACCAGTCAGTTCTTTAACAAACGCAGAATAGGCTGCTGGATCAACTTTTTGTAATTTTTGAAGTGCGTTCTTAGCTACAGTGATTAGCTGATTAGCATTTTGATTAGCACCGTCTGCTTGTGCAGTAGACGGGAGCGCACTGGTAGCTCCTAAGCTACCTGCCATTGTATTCGAAGGGGTCGCTTCACCTGAAGTAGGACTTGTCGCGGCACTAGTATTACCTGCCATTCTAGCTAATGGACCGCCACCTGAATCAGTTGAGGCTACGGGTGCTGGAGTAGAAGCTGCCGCACCCATTGCACCTGGTGTGCCTTTATTGCTATATGACAACGAGAATGCCGCATTAGCTAATTGATTTAGTGCAGCCTTGCCCTTGTCTTTATTATACGACTGTTGAATAGCATTGATATACTGGTCTACTTGCGCCGCAGTTTTAGGATCAGATAAATCTACACCTTTCATATACTGAGCTAACCAACGTTTAAACCAACTTTGAATGCTTTCGGCTTCAGCTTCATACATCATGCTTTCAAAGATTTTGTTTAGCTTGTAGTACTTGGTCTCAACAATCTTGAACTTAGAACCTTTTGATTCTTTAAGAACGGTAAGACCTAAATCACCCCATGTCAAATCAACAGCTTCTAATAGTTTGTTGATCCAATACATTTGCCATGACTCAGCCATTGTCTGACCTGATTTGAGTTTACCAAGTGCGGCATTTGCAAAATTAGGATCAGTACCACCCTTCTTGATTATTTGCTGAACAGTAGCAACAGCGTTGCCCCACTCAGGGTAATCTTTGCGGTCAGCCATGTAATTGACTAATTCTTTTGTCAATTGAATCTTTTGATTCTTGTCTGTTGCAGTGTTTAAAGCTTTGGCAGCACCTTGAACGTAATTGTTTAGATTCTGATTAGTTTCACGTTGACCACGTGCTTGGGATGCGGCTTGTTGTGCCGAAGTCATTCCGGGCTTAGTAGCTCCTGATGGCCCTGGTGCTGGGGTAGGTCCCGGAGTCGGTGCTGGACTTGGTGAAGGACTAGGTCCTGGAGTAGGAGTAGGAGTAGGTCCTGGAGTCGGTGTTGTTTCTGGATCAAGAGTAGGTTCTTTTGGTTCTGGTGCAGCCGGAGCACCTCCTAAATTAGGATCAACAAGTCCGCTAGAAACTGCACTATCTAATGCAGTAGATGCGCGGCCGATAAAGTCTTGTAGGAACTTGTCTTTTGCCATTTTATCTTTTACAGATAAATTGCCTTCACCACGACCTAAAAGTCTGTTGCCTATTTGTTTGGCTGCGGCTGCGCCATAATCACCTATTACTTGATTTAGTGCAAGTTCATCCACACGTTTGTGTTGTAATTTGAATTCATTTAATTTCACGGTTTTTTCCTTAATGACTTAGAAAAGCGAGCCTGATCTCTACTTTTGATAGCACTTAGCAGTTTTTTTTCTAAAATCATAGCTTGTTCAGGATCATAGTTCTTGTTAATCATTTCTAGTAGATTAATAGCACTAGTGATAATGTTATGGGCTCGGTTTTCAATAATGTGAGTTGTATCACGATTACTGCCAATAGCTTCCAATTCCTGTAACAGGCTGCGAGTTTGTTTTTGCATATAACTATCCTAATAGTATTTAGTCTTATCTAGATAATTATTTACTTAAGTCATTAAGCATTGATTTTAACTTAGATCCGCGAACGTCTGCTACCACTTTCTTAGTAACTGGTTCTAGTACTTCCCCTGTAGCTTGATCTATGATAGGATCCATTGTATGTGAGATAACTGATTGTGCTTTGATTCTACTCATAATGTCGTTTCCGCTAGGTTTAGGGGCATATTTTGCTTGTTGATCCGCATATCCATCGGGATCTTCGTCAGTAATACGCATGGTTTCAATGTTGTACTCTAAGTCAATCTTCTGACCTACGCCAGTAGAACTACGAGATTTCATACACTGAATTTGATACTTACCTCTTTCACGCATACTACGACTTGTAAAGATACCAAACACGTTGTCGGCAGTGTTAATCTTTGAGATACCACCTGCAATGTGACTATGATCGAATTCAATTTCATCGACCGCAGTACGATTCAACTGTGACGCGGTAACTAATAACACACCTAGCTCTTTAGCTAAGTTACGCAATTCTTCCGCTACGTACTTGTCCTTAATGAACTGATCGTTGGGGCTAACTTTAACAGACACTGGCATAACCAAGTCAAGATAGTCAACCATAACAAAGTCAACTTTGATACCTGTTTGAATCTGTACTTCTTTCAAGTATGAACGAATGTCGTTAACGTTACTCTGTGCAGGCATACCTTTAACACGATACTGCCCTGACTTCTTACCTGTAATCTTAACTTTCAATGCAGTGTCATCAATAGCTTTACGAATCTCTTTGGTACTCATACTAGTCAACATAGCATCAGTACGCAACGATGTTAGTTCTTCTGACAATTCAAGTGAGATATAGACACCACTCATGCCCTGTTGCAGCCAGTTCAATGCCATGTTCATCATAACCAATGACTTACCTGATCCTGAGCCACCTGCAAAGATGTTCAATTCACCGCGACTAAAACCACCATAGAGTAACTTGTCCATCTGTGGCCAGCCCGTAGATACTTGTCCACCTGCATTGAAATATTTGTTGATACGTGCAGCCGGATCAGCAAAGTAGTCTGTACCCATGTCACGTTGTAAGCTGATTTGCACCGCGTCTTTGATTAGTTTTTCAACAGGATCAAAATCACCCTTCTCTAGCAAATCTGCCGCAGTTAATATTGCACGTTCTAGTTCTTGTCTACGTGTAAATCCTTCAAACTCATCCAAGAACCATTCATAGTGACCTTCTGTCAACTCAGGTATAGGTTCTAACTTAACACCCGTAGTGGCTTCAAGCATCTGTGTGTCAGGGATCGTGCTGTACTTCTCAGTGCTTTCTTTAAAAGCTTCTACTACAGATCGCAATGACTTGTCAAAGTTTGCTGGATTAATGATGTTTGCTACACGTGTGTATAGTTCAGCATTAGTCAACATCATTCGTATAAAATATTTCTGTACTTCTACAGTATATTCTATTTGCTTCTTAGAATCCTTTTTGTTTGCCAATTTTCTTCCTTTGTATTTCTAGTTTTATTTTACTATTAGTTGCATGTTGTAGTATAGTAAGTAGGGTTGGTAACTTCCCGTACCTCTTTACTGCATCGTTTACGTCTTTTATGTCATTCTCCCAAGTGGGCAAACTAACACTATATCCTAATTCTAAAGCTCTATCTACTAACTTCATACCTGCTTTATCGTAGTCAGGTACAACAACAATTTGTTTGTTCAATGTACTTAATAGTTGTGCTTGTTCGTTACTAATATCATCATGCATTACTGCAACACCGTCAATACTTAGTGCATCAAAGATACCTTCGGTGAGAATGCATACTTGCCAACTGGGATCTTGTATGTCTATATTGAATACGTAGCCAGGTTGTTGTTCGTTTAAGTACTTTGGAATTCTATTGTCTAAGAATCTACTTGTGTGTCCGACAATCTTATTCTTGTATGTATAGGGTATGATTACCCTATTGCCCATCCTACCGAGTTCATTGGGTGTTACCATGAACGGATATGTCGTAGTATCTATCTTCCTATCATGCAGATATTCTGTGTATACTTTGTGCAGGGGATTGTTTATGTCCAGCAATTCGCCCTCTGGTAGTTCATGATCTTTGAACTTTATTTTCTTTTCTTTTTTCTTTGTTTGAATAGTGTCTATGAAATCACGTTGTTGTAAACTCTCTAAGCTCCAACGTTGAATCTGTGTTTCATCGACACCACACCATTTGAGTAAGTTGCGTGTTTTTGCTGATAAGCTACGACCTAATACAAAATTACATTTGTACCCGCAATTAAAACAATGCATTGACCAATTCGTGGATCCGTCAAATTTAATTCCACCCCTACTACGCTTGTCAGGTTTGTGACCCAAGTGATGACAGCACACTGCATTAAAGCTGTGCCATCCACTATGGGTTAGTTTTTTCTTACCCGGGAGTATAGATAGAATATCAAACATGCTTGAACATTATAGCATGTTGAAAAGAGATAATCAACACTTGTGGTTAATTATCTCGCCAATATATTGGTCACTGCACCTGCATTACTGACAAACTGCATCCTTATATAAGGATGGTATCCTCGCACAACATATCCTTTAGTATCAGATATGTTAGCTAAACCTGTTTCAATAGTTATAGGATACCAGTCGCCATTTACAATCGTAGAACCTTCAATGATAACGTTACCGTAATATCTAGTATACTCTGCTTGCAACGATAATACTGGGTTGTCGTTAGTAGTAATAACGCTAGTGTAATAAGTGTATCCTACGTTTGAATTTGTGTTAGCTATTTCTGAAATGTTAGGGAATGATTGTCCTGTAGGGATAGTAACGCTTTCAGATGGCAAGAATGACGGTAACACTGAGTTAACGATGTTCATATCACCACGAGCCCCTGCATTTTGATCTACGAACACAGGGAAATCAAACTCTGCTACTGGTATTTCTAAAGAATAATGGCATTTCTGTGCGTCAATATCTTCTAGTTCAGCAGGTCCTAAAACTAGTGCGGCGATACCCGTAGCAGGCAATTGTAGCGTCAATGCTTTTCTAACTAGTACTTCTTCCCCGGTGTAGTTAATGATTCTGCATGTGATTTCTTTACCTGTAATATCAACAGGCTTTTGTTCTTGATTCAAGAATTGGAATTGAATTTGATTATCAACTCCTTTGTGTAGTGTTAGTGGTTTAGCGTAGACTGGCATATATCTCCTTGGTGAATACCCGGATAGTAGCACAACAATTTGGCGCTGAGTATAGATAAAAACTGAAGTTGCATACATAGATTGTGGTTCTCAATCATGTATTTAGTCTATTAAATATTAATTTATTTAACTGGGACCAGGTGATAAATAAACGGGTAACTATAATAAATGATACAAAACGAATTTTTCAA